TTCCGGCACTCGCGACAGATTATATTCAGGCGACTGTCGTAGCGACGTATTTCTCCGTCAGGTAACGACCAGATAAGGTCCGGATCAACCACAACCGGTTTCTTCAGCTTTGCCCTCGATAATTTTTTGCGGGCATTTTGCCAGTCTTTACGAGCCTGTTCAGACGGGAATAACCCGTAGCCAGAATTGTATACATCGCCACTGGCAACCAGCTCTCTGGCCAGAACGCTCATCAGATATCTTGTTGCCCCAGTTTTAGCTTCCAGTTGTCGTAACGTCTCGCGCCCACTCTGGCGTACGAGTTCAAGAACCTGTCCTTTAATTTTTTCCCGCTCTTCTTGTGTAAAAACTTTTGCCACAAGCCCTCCTGAAAATTACCTCATGACCAGAAATTAACACTTACCCCCTGAAGCCCGGCGGAATTTCGTTATCCGGTTCAGAAATATGATTCACACAACGCTGGTTGTTCGTGCCGCTTACCGGGAGCAGCCAGGGGTTTTCAAAATTCCGGTCCGGTCCAAAAAACGTCGTCGCTCGCTGAACAAATTCCGTTCCCGTTTTCCCGGTAGCCGCAAGGTATCTTGCGTAACGCCTCACGCCATCCAGCATGGCCTCTGGTGGCACCCCCTCGCGTAATCTGGCTTTCCAGGCACTGAAAGCGGATTTCTTCGGGTTTGCCCCGGCACGCAACGGGTATTCCCGCCAGACCTGTTCGAACACATCAGGATAATCCACTCGTCCCACAGGCTGCCCGGTGTTTTCCGGGACTACCCGATCGGCTTCCCGCTGAATGGCGGAATCGGCTTCAGGCTGCTGAAGTTGGTGTGATTGCTCCTGCCTTGCGGTCATCACCTGCTGCACAGCGCCCGAATCGGCTTTCAGCGCATACGCTGAATCGGCTTCCGGTGTCGTGCCTGCGGGCTGGCCAGGAGTGACGGTCTGAACATCCCCTGCCTGGTTCGTGGCGTTTTTTACGCCATGGACCATAGTGTTTTGATCTTCTTGATCTGTATCTTTATCTGTATCTTTATCTGTCGTGACTCGTCGTGACATGTGCGTGACATTTCGTGACTCGCCGTGACAATCGCCATTTTGTTCCCGCTTTCTTTCCCTCTCTCGCTGCGCCCTCTTGCGCTCTGCCGGAGATTTTGCGGTTTGCGAAATATTGCCGTTGTCCTCTTTCAGCACCTGGCGTTTTTCCCATCCAGTGATTAAATCACCATCAAGTACCCGCCCCTGCATCGTCTGCAAAATTGAATCAATTACCTCTTCTGTCACGTCGAGCGCACTTGCCAAATCTTCTGTCGTGACATCAATGTGACCTCGCGTGACATTTCGTGACGCGCTCACCAGGAGGTGGATATACACTGCCATCACTGTTGCAATTGGCTGCCCTGACACCCTGGCAATTGTTCGCCACTTAGGGTCATTTGGCATGTCATGCCATAATCTGAGCCAGGCGTTAGCCATACTCACCTCTTCTGATACCGAATCTTTTTACTCACGAGTTGCCGGAAGCGATTCGATATGGCTATTGTCAGTCAATGTACTGCCACAGCATTTCCTGCCGGGCCACCACGGTTCATCTGATTGAAACCGGCGATTGCCACTGCGACAAAATCATCAGCGTCTCTCACCAGTCGCTCCCGCGTCTCCACCAGCTCCCGAAAATAAGCTGAACTGTGGCTGCGCATTCTGGCCACCAGCAAAGGTGGCATTGCCTTTTCGATCGCTGGTAACAACGCCTGAATTTTTTCAACTGCATCAGGGGTGTCTTTCTCTACCCAGCGGAAAATTTTCTGGGTATTGCGAGCCAGGGCTTCCGGATGGCTGTCGTCATACAGTTCCGGGAACGTCATTCCCAGCTCGAAATAAGTCCGGGCTATTTCAGCTGCTGGAACTTTCTCACCGTCTGGATACGCCCAGGCATTCATTGCCATGCGGATGTGTTCATGCTTGATTTTCATGAATCAGCTCCGGTGCATTTGATGTGTTAACCTTGAATCCAACAGGTAAACCGTCGGTTGGGTTAGGATAAATATCAGGGCGAATTTCATGCGGGGTAACTTCCCACTTCATTAGCTGACATAACGGAATTACCTGCTTTGGGGGAACGTCAAAGCTAAACCATTGCCAAACAGTCTGTTGAGCGACCCCCATATAACGACCTATTTCAGCTTGAGTGTATTTCTGCCTAATTTTTTCGCGAGTGCTATCTAGCATTTTGCTCTCCTCTAAAAAACTATAAGCAAAGCCTACAATAAAAAACTGTACACAATCAACAGTTTTTTATTGTGATGCTTTTAACAGTATTTACCTGTAAAATTGAATAATGATGAACGCCCTAGAAGTATCTATGTACAGAATCAGCAAGCTTCTTCAGGAAACTGGATGGAGCCAGGCTGAGCTTGCCCGTAGAATTGGTGTGACACAACAAACTGTTCAACAATGGGTCAGCGGTAAGGCTACACCTAAAGCCTCAAGTTTGGATAAACTGGTTGAGGTTACAGGGCATCCATTGCATTGGTTTTTATTGCCTCCTGAAGAGGGGGAGCAAATTTTCACCCCTGACACGATGAAAATTGGTCCTCGTCAACGCGAACTGCTCCAGGCTTTTAGTGCGTTTCCAGAGGAAGACCAAGAAAAAATGCTTCAAGAAATCAAAGACAAGAAAAAATCAATGGAAGAAACCATTGCCCGGTGGTTGGCGGCACAAAAAAGCCGCCGGGCGTGACCACAGTACAAGAAGAGGAGTTATGCCATGAGTACAGCCCTTTCTCCGATAGTTTCAGAATTCGAAACTACCGAACAAGAAAACAGTTACAACGAATGGTTACGCGCTAAAGTGGCGTCAAGCCTTGCAGACCCTCGTCCCTCAATTCCACATGATGAGGTAATGGCTGAAATGGAGAATCTTATTGCTCAAATTGCTGTAACTAACAGGAGCGAGTAATGTTACCCATTTTGTGGCTACCATCTGCTCGCGATGATTTGCGTCAGATCGTAGCCTATATTGCTAAGGAAAATATTCCTGCAGCACGCAGACTAAAAATACGGATTGAAACGTCTGTTTTAGCCCTCTCTGAGCATCCATATCTATATCCGCCAAGTGATCGAGTATCCGGTTTGCGGGAAATTGTGGTTCACCCTAATTATATCGTTTTGTACCGAGTAGCAACTTCAAGCATTGAAATTGCAAATATTGTGCATGCCCGCCGACAATTTCCCTTCCCTATCTGAACTGAACAATTTTCACACTCCCTCATTCGAGGGAGTTTTTTTGCCCAACACAACAATTAAAAACTGTTGACACAAAACAGTTTTTAATTGTAGATTATTTCCACTACCCACCCCGCCCCACAGAACGCAGGGCAATACTTCGAGTTACCCGGCAGTGGTCAGGGGTTAAGTAGCCAGCCCGAGGCGTAAGAACATGACGGCAGGGTTCAACTTTAACTATGCAGCAGGTTTTTGTTCCGCTCCCCCGGCGTTAAGGGGAAATGAGGTCAGCATGGATACTATCGAGCTTGGCAACAACGAATCTCTGGTATGTGGAGTATTCCCCAACCTGGACGGAACGTTTACCGCGATGACGTATACCAGAAGCAAAACGTTTAAAACGGAAGCTGGCGCGCGTCGCTGGTTAACCAGAAACACTGACTGATGAGGTTGACGATGGAATTTAAAGATTTACCAATGCAATTCCAGGAAATGGCAGCGAATATAGTTCGTTCCCAACTGGCGACTCTTGACCTGAGTATCGTAGAAAAAGAAACCATCGATAATATATCCGGTAACGTGCGTCGTGCCTTTATCGGACTGTACGAAGAGAAGCAACTCTCTGATAACCAGGATTTACATAAAAAATACTTCTTGGAATTAATGGACATCATTGATAAGGGATTTGGCTTGTTAATGAAACAGAAAGGGATTCGAATGAACCCCCTTGAAAATTACTTCGCAACAAGAAGCATTAATTCCTGTGATTTAAAGCATCCCGCCACAGACGGGAGTGTTACAGTTAGCCATGAGATTTCGATTAATCATTAAAATCAATAGCTATTTCAATAAGTGATGCCATCTCGTTGCATTTTGTTGAATTCATCTTACGTAATGAGTCACAAATATCTGATGGTTGTGATGCTGCTGGCAACTTAGCAGCAAGTAGCATAATTGCCGTTTTTATAGCAGTGAGTTCATCCGCAAGTCCAGCAGGAGAAACATCGTGGTTAAACTGGATATTTACATTTTTACTAGTCATTTCACCCTCCTGAGGGTTGGTAATTAAGGAGTTCTCCACGGGTCAGATGGAGTGCGTGCGCCGGACACGGGTGAGAATCCGGCACTGACAGTTTACTGAAAGGATATGTCCCTGAAAAGTCAGGGCATAACGCGAAAGCGCACGGCGAAATTGGTCTCTCTGTACGGTGTCGTTAAATTTAGTTCGACCGTGCGCTTCCGGTTGTGGCAATCCG